GCAATTCGACCAGCTTCTAAATCTCTCCAAAGTACTAAGTTATCACCTGTATAAGGAGCCGGACCATAAACTGTATTCCACCAGCTTGGCTTAGTTGTTAAGCCTAACATTTCCCAAGGATGAGTATGCGGACGGTCTGTATCAAATGCTCTTATATACACACTTCTCCAAAATCCTGGATTTATATTTCCATCTGGAGATGTAGTATCTGAGTAGTTAAATGTCCAATTATTAGTTCTATCATAGAATGTATTATTAGTAAACGTTTCATTATTTAAATTTTGCTGTAACCATTGCTGGAAGTCTCCAAGCATTGTGTTATCGATTTCAGCTTTTGTAAATTCATTAACTCTAAACTCGCCGCCAATAAAGGCATTAATATCTAATCTATCAGTTGAATATTCAGCTTTAATATTATTAAAGATTCTATTTTCTAATTCTAATAACAGTTCATCTCTAAAGTCTTTATAAGCTTTAATGTAACTACCATCGTGTCCTCTAATAAATGCAACACCAATTGGAAACTCGTCAATTTCAATATTATCAGTTCCAGCAATAGTTGCACCAGTTGCTGGAATATATAATATCTTATTCATTCCTTTAAATGTATAGCCTTTCGATGCTGCGCCAGTACCAGCTGCCACTTTAGTTGTGTAGACTGGATAGAACCAACCTCTAGTACCAGTTGCACTATCTTCGCCGTATACTTTAAACGGGCCTGTTGAAACTGGCTCAGTTGCAAGTACAGTATCGTCAATTGTTAATTCTGGATAGTACTTAGGATACAATCCTAGTTTTGTAGGAGTAGGAGCAATAAAGCTGCCATCAGTATTATCATATTCGTGTATTTCGATTAGATCGTTTTCTTTTTGTCCTGCGGCAATCGAAACGTACCCAGCTACATTAAAATTATAATCCTTAAGATATGTTAGTTGTACATTATTTAAATATATTGTTATTCCTGTCGAACTTAATACAGATAAACTAAAAGTATTAGTAATTGGATAATCTGTTACTCTTGCATCTAATACTGTATAATCAAGTTTGTTAGAAGGTCCATTAGGTATCATATCTGAGAAGTAAAATGGCTGCGACTTTATCTTATCATTATTAATTTCTTTTAACACTTTATCTACGTGGCCTTTGACTGGACCGTCATACCCTAAATTAGTAGCTACATCTAAAAATGTTTTCTTAAATCTAGAATACTCTTTTTTGGAAAACTTTAAAGCCTTTATAATATTATAGCTTTTGTTAGTTATATGATATAACGGTAGGTTAATTGGACCGCTGTGTTTAACAAACCGTTTTCCGTAATGATCTAAGTCGCCCAAGTCTCTTAGGTTGCTAGATCCAAGGTATGTGCCAGTATAGTTTGGAATATCTTCCAACATACTATCAACATGATCAACTACTTCTCCGAGTGTAAATTGCTTAACATCATCATTTAACGGGTTACGCTCCAAGTTATATGGAAATTCGTAATAGCCATTAGAATTTTTTATAGTTTTAGTGTCTGTTTTAATTTTAACAATATCGCCAACAGTTAAATCTTTATTAAATATAATAGCTGCGTTGTTATTAGTTTTATCAACTGTATAGTTTGTGGTAATTATCTGTAATTTATTATTAACAAATACTACAATTTTTAAATCAGTTAAAGTACTCGAGTTATTATACGCATCAATTACAAATTTATTAACTTGTAAGTCAGTAGCTGCATGTTCTTTTATAACAAACTGCTTACTTTTTGTAGGAGTACTACTAAAGCCGTTTACATAAGAATATGCAGTAAGTGATTTAAATTTCTTTAAGTATCCACTGCTAATTGACTGCGTAAATACTTCTGTATCTGTTTGATAGTTAAACGAATCGTTTAATAAATTAAAATCAAAGACAATATCGCCTGAGTTTACAATAGTCTTATAACTTAATGCAAATCCTAATTCAGTATCTACTACTCCTTCTCCGGCTGCATATGAGAATAATTTAGATCCTTTAAATGTAGTTGATCCGTAACTTGTAATATCACTAAAGCTATTTCCGTTTACATCAAATACATCAAATAATGGTGCTTGATTACGTGTAGTTTTTTCTTGTGCAGCAGCCCACTTTAAATTAGTAAAATGGTAACTTTTGCCTGCGTTTTTTACGCCTTGTGTAACTAATACTGTTTCGAGATCTAACGGTAAAGTATCAGTAGTTTCAATTAAACTAATTTGTCTTACATTACTAATTTTAACAAATTTAACTTGATAAATTTTACCACTAACACGGATGTCAGTATCTGCTGTAAACATAATACGCATGTTATCTGCAAGATTGACTCCGTCGATGTTGTAGCCTGTTTGTCCTTCAATAGTACTAAACACATCTTTAGTAAATGTATCTATTAAGTCAACATCTTGTTTTGCAGATGCTCCGAAGTTATTTAATTTTATGCCTGCTTCGAATTCAATAATAGGACGCTTGGCGCGGTTGGCTTCATCTACATCTCTAGGTAGCCCGTTATGTTCAAAACTTTTTAATATTACATCTTTGTGATGCCATCTATTATATCGACTCCATGCGTTTCTATCAGGCGTAGCCCTGTTAATAACAATATAATCTTGATTAGTTGCATAAGCTGTGGCATCTGTAAACGGTAATGTATCAAAGTTATCACTATCGTATGCCACACGCTTTGTATCACTATATGCTGCTGGAATAATTAAATCTTGATCTTTAATTAATTTAATTTTAGAGCCAACGCCTTCAACATACCAAGAATTAGTTTCGTATGTAACAGGTAGTATATCACCTTGGAATTTAATTTTCATTCCGTTTGATAAAACTACTCCGTTTGCAGTTGTATAAGTTTTCTTACCTATTATTTCTTGATCTATATTAAGGAATGTATTTTCCTCAATATCATAAACTCTAATAGCACTGCTAGTATCTACTGAATTTTTACTAATATAATATAATACATTAGGTGCGTTAGATGGAATAGTAAACTCAATGGTGCCTTTTTCAATGTATGTATCTGTAGTAACATTACCTAGTTCGTCATACATTGTTATACCATCAGTATAAAGTGTACTAACGTTAGTATCAACACTTACTCCTGGAGTAAACGTTCTACTAAGGGCAATTGATATCGGATGTCCTAAAGTGTCAATTGCAAAACGATATGTTTGTCCTCGGTAAAGTTTTAATGTTGGATTAACTGTAATTCCTTCATTAAATACATAAGCAATATTGTCGCCTTGGTCTTGAGTAGTAACAGTATAGGTACTAACAACATCTCTACTTTGCCCTCTAACTTGTATACTAAGTGGGCCGTTTGGCATCCAGTAATACTCACGGAAGTTTACAAATTTATCCCAATCAATGTTTGGGTTCCATGCATAGGTTTCTTGGTTATTTAAACGACTATGGTTATCTGTATTTGCTCCGTATACATTTAACTGACCCATATAATCATTATAGTCTTTATAAAAAGTTACATTATCGTATAAGTCTTTAATAACAGTAGCAGGTTCTAATTGATAGTTAGTCCTATTAACTGTTACATCGTCGATATAATTATCTGTAGCTTTGTATGCTTTGGCAGTTTTTCTGCCGTAATAACCATTTACTTTTTCAGCAACGCCAGGTTGTATAAGCTGGTCTAGTGTACCTTGTAGGAACTTTTTATTTGCTTGTGTTCTAAAAAACTTTGGTAGAAAATCACTTGAAGTAATTTTATTATTCTGGCCCGGAACAGGTAGGGCACTTTCGTTTTGATCATTCTTAGCCATTAGTAACTGTAGCCTCCACCTGAGTTGCTGGCGTTTCCGCCTGAGTTGCTGGCGTTAGCCAAGCCGCCGCCTGTTGCTGCTGTTGTAGTTGTAGTTGTAGTTGATGCACTGCTTGTAATTCCTGCTGTTGAAGCTGTTGACACTGTGTTAAGCACTGTGCCTGTTGCTTGTAAGTTTGTTGCAGTAATCTGATCTATTGTTTCGATATCAGTCACTTTGGCTGCGCTTGCAAATATTTCATCTGGCTCACTCTTAATTTCAAATAGGCTACCAAACGATTGTGTTGTTTGGCGCGGTACTATTAGTATACTTACCAGTTTCGGAGACAGCTGGTTTATGATATAGGCACTAAGCTCTTGGAAGTAAAAAGTCTCGCCAAAGTCCCAGTTTTCAATATCAAAGAATCTATTAATTGATTCAACAATGTCTGATTTAAGTTCATTATCGTTAGTAACAATATTTGTATTTTTAACAATTTTAAATTTAACTTGTAAATCAGGAGTTGCTTTGTCACCAAATAGTATCTTATACTTTACAGGATGATAAATTATTTCATCGCTAATACTTTTTATTTTGTTAATTGCAGTTCCGTAACTTCTAAACAATTCGTCATTGCTAGGCGGCTTAGGATTAACTATAGTTGCTCCACTAATATATTGTTTTACTTGTGTATCATACGTTTTCGATAAAATGTAAGTGTCAATAATATTACTTGCACTTGGGTCAATTCTATATCCGCTGTCAGCAACGTGAATATAATGGAATTTTAAATCTGCTCTGCCAAAGTATGCTTTATAGTCTGTATTAATTGCTGTATTGTTTAGTGTTTTATTAAGCTTTCTAAATATAGCTTCGTTAATTAAGTAAAATATTTGTCCTTCAACTCTAGTACTATAAGGTGCAATAGCTGCTTCGTTTTGTACTACAATAATTTCAGCAGTTGTGTTTGCAAAATATTTAAAATCTTCTACACCGTCAGTTGTTGTGTATTTCTTTTGAAATACTAGTTTGTCTTTTGTAAGAATAGTTGTATCTTCTTCACCTACTATTTGCTCAAAAATATCAGGATCGTCAACAACACCGTCATCGTCTAAATCAATAAACTGAATTTGTATTTTACGACTATCCAAGTATCCTTCTGTATCTCGATATGCATCTGTAATAGTCCAATTAAAGTCTCTTGTAAATGGAGTTAATGCGCCTGGTTTACGGTTAATATTTAATATATCAATTTTGTCTCTAACAATTTGTCCAGTAGTCGGATCATACACTTTATCAGCACTGTCAAAGAAGAATCTAATTTCGTCTGCACTTTCCATTACATATCTTAAATTGCGATATGTAATAGTATATTTTTCGCCATCAGTTTTAAAGTATAACATCCAACTAGCATCTAAATTTGCGCCAGTGATATCACCCGCTTTACCTGTAGCAAATGTAGTTAATGTATTAATATTTTCGTCTAATATTAGTTTCCACTGCCTGTCATACTGGTCATAACGTAATGCAAAGTCGTGGTAGTTAAATGCCTGGTCAACTAACTGAGTTTTAATATCATTAATTAATACTTTAGAATAATTAGGTATAACCTGTTGTAATATTGCTCCTGTAGGAATAATATCATTAAGTACTATAGGAGCAATACCATCTTCGTCTATTACAGTTCCGTTGCCTACTACAGACACTACCTTTGACCACTTATATGATGTTTTACCTAAATGATCACTTGCACCATCGGTCATTAAAGTACCATTAGGCATAAAGTGTTTACCTGTTGGAGCAACAAACTTTAACATTGTTCCAGCTTCTAATAAGCGCAAACTGTTTGCAGTAAATGTACCTACTGTATAAGAGTTACTGTCAACATCTTGTAATAACCCTAATGATTGATTTGTGCTTGTAGTTGATTGTGCCCAAGTTGCGCCGAGGTCACTAACAATAATTTTTGGATACTTTGAAAAGTAAAAGTTTTGTGTGCTAATATTACTTAAAATAGATTCAATAGTATTATATATTACACCTTCAATATCTGTTTGAGTTGCAAATGTAAATGTTTGTTTTTCATCAAACTCTTCTTTATAAATTACACCGTCATCAGCAAACAGGCTAGTGTTTGAATATTTGCCGCTGGCGTCTTTCAAGTCAAAGAATCGACTTATACCACTCGAAATTCTATTTGAACTTTTAGTCTTAATAATATCTTGACTAATTGCTAAAGGCCCAATATTATAATCTTCACCTGTAATTAATCTATTTTGTGTGTAATAAGTTGCAGGTGCATTTTGCTTAATTTCTGCATTAGTTTCTGTTGCAGCACCGTTAGCTACAGTATAGTTTAATTTAAGTCCAATGGTAAGAGTTTGCGCTGTTCCATTTCTTGACTGATATGGTATATCAATACTTACTGTACTAATTGCACTAGGAGTTATTACACTTCTTACGTTATTACTAGTTCTATAATATGCTCTAAAGTCTCCAGCTGGTAAATTACCAAATACGCCGTCACTAAACACTAAGTTAATTCTATCACCGATACGTGTAGTTACTGCAAATACATCTCTAGTTTTATTAAACAAACTATTGTAGATAACATTGTTGCCTTCTGTAGAGTCAATTTTTGTCCATTCGTTGTTCTCATAGCCTGCGCTGTTTACTGAAAACAGCCAAACATCACTATCATTAATATTCTGTGCATCAATCTGAACTGCTTGATTAGGTGTCGGATTAGCTACTGCAAAATCTCCTGTTTCAATCTTGCCCTGGCGGAAATGCATAAAGAATCCTGTGTTAGTACTACCAGCTCCTTGACCATCATCTCTAAACAAAAATGCAGGACTGTTGCCTGGTAATGGTGCTTCTTCAATTATATCGTCTGTTGATATATCAGTACTTACTACTTCAAAACGTGTGGTTGTGCCTTCAATACGCTTAGTAAACGGATATACTGCTATACCAGTGTTTGTAGCATTTATGCGATATTTTTGTGTTTGTACATCTGCGATTAATGCAGACTTTAAAGGATTGCCAATTGAGTTCGACAACGGCAATGCTGAATTCATAATCTTAACAAACTGTTCAAAATAGTTTGTGTTAGTTTGGTCATTCCACTTAACAGTAATTCCTGACATGTTTAAACCATTACTATCTAAAAGATTTTCAGTTGTTTTAATTGTATCGAATTTAAGTAATCCGTTTGCTGCTTGATTACGCTTAGGATTATAAGACAGCATACGTGCTAAACGCAATACGCTTTCTCTGCGCTCTGCTGTTTCAAGGAAGTTTTCACGAGCGTTTAAATCAATACGGAATGATAAGTTTTGCCCAAGGAAAGCAATCATATCAATTAGCGCAAGATATTCACTTGACTCGATGTAATCGTTAAAGTCTTCTGGATAGTTTTGACGCAGATAATTAATCATTGTGCGTCTTAGATTATCAAAATCATAGCTTTGGAAATCAGCGTTTCTAAAACTTTGGTATATTCTTTTCCAGTCCTCAGCTACTAAGAGCCTCGACTGTCGATCATTTGCAGACATATCAGTTTCCTTGTTTACTAATGTATTTACCTGAAATGATAATGTGTGTATTTAATTTCTATGCTTGGAGTAAACCGTTGTCTTTATCGAATTTAAAGCGCAATTGATCCGTTACACCGAATGGAAGAAAAGATATAGTACAATCTATTTGAATACCTTGTTCATAAGTATCAATTTCAATAGCACTTGCTTGTATTCTAGGATCATAATTAATAATACGGGTAACGTCTTCTATAATTGCTTCTTGTACTTCGGTAGTAAACGGTTCATACAAAATATCCCAAATAATAGTACCAAATGTAGGATCACTTAACTTTTCAGTTTGCCGTATGTGAAAGTGGTTTATTAAGTCTTGCTTAATAAGTTCAAAGTCATATATGCTAAAACTTTTAGTATCTGCAACTGTAGAGAATCCTCTATATTTTCTACCAGAACTTGCTGTCTCAGTGGGTGCATTTACTGTTACTCTTTTGTATAGATTTTTTTCTAATTGACTCATACTGTATTTACCCTTTATGCTGTGCCACTAGTTTGCGATACTGTGGTTGTAGCAGCACTATTATCTGACGGTTCTGATGTTGGCGGATTGTTTTGTGCTATAAGAATTTCTTGTTCTAGAGAACGTAGTGCATCTGCTTCTTCATTATGCATTCTATTAACAACACTTTGTCTAACAGAAGATGTACTACTTCTAAAGTATCGCATGCCATTATCTGCTCTACGCTCATTATACACTGCTCTAATTATTGCTGCATCAGTTGGCTCAGCTATGCTTATTGGGGTGGGCGGGTAACTTAAACTAGCAAGTGCTCGTTTAAATACAGTTCCTGAGCCGCCTACACCATGTTGAATAGAAGTAGACCATACAACATTTTTTACGGTTTCAGATCGTAGGTTAGTATCAAGTGTAGTTCTATTTGTAATTTTCTTATAAGACGGAATATAATATTTAAGTACTGCATAGTTGTGCTGTGCTTCCACTCCTAATGCAGAGCTCATAACTTGTTTCCAAGCTGCTTTGTATGCCTGTGTTCCTGCTAACGCTGCCGATGCTCCGCCTGCTTCTTTTAATTGCGATTCTAAACTAGGATGATTTACTGATAACCATTTATGGAAATCTCCCATTGTTCCACGACAGAATTGGTAAGTTCCGTAACTATAGCCTCCAGTACTATCCCATCCAACTGTTGCAGGATTGCCCCAAGATTCATATTTTGCACTTAATGAACCTAATTCTGAATCAAAGTCAAAGTTACTTGTATATTCACCTTGCGGTACTGGTGATTGTCCATGTCCAGTTCCACCTGAACTATGTCCAGTGGTAATATTGCCACCGCTACCAGCGACATATGCACTAGTAGAAATTCGACCTTGTAAATTTTTATCAAACGTATCAGGAGTGAGTATTCGATCTGCTGATGGCAATGGGCCTGGCGATTCTCTATCAGTATGTACTGTCTTAAATGATGCCGGATCTAAGTTTTCATGGTGTGGCCACGGTTCGTGTTGCGGTGCTCTTGTTAGAATAGACTCGTATCCGCTTATTGCGCCGCCTGCTTGTACTCTTGGCAAGGTAACTGTGTTTAATTGTTCAACTTCTTGCGCTGGATTTGCAGTAGATGCTGGTTGCTTCGGTCCATTCATGTGTATTTTTGTAGCAGTTTCTCTATGATCTCGGCCACTTTTAATATGTGTATAACCTTCAGCAGTTAACTTATTATCTTTACCGCTTTTAATATGCAACGTTTTATTAGTATCAATATAGTGAGATTCTTTTACTTTTATAGAGTGATTTTTTCCTACAGTAATTTTACTATCCTGTCCTACTAGTAAATTAAAGTCGTTTTTAGATTCAATTTGTACTCTGCCGACATCATTGCCTTCGGCTCTACCAGCAGCTTTAATATTAACATTTCTGCCAGCTTCTAAGTTTATATCACGTTCGGCAGTAATATTTAAATCTGCTTCAGTCATAATACTAACACTGTCTTGTGCATGAATATCAATCTTTCCATCACTAGACATTTCGATCCAAGTAGTGCCTCTAGCATTACCGATATAGATCAAATCTTCTGAATTATGCATTAATATCTGATGACCAGTTCTAGTCCTTAAACGAAATAATTCATTTTGTGGGATTGTATTATCGCCTCCAGTTTCGGGAGGTGTAGCACCTTTATTTTTGTAGATCGGAGGTCCTTCTTCAGCATGTGTTGCACGGACAAAGTTTTCATCTCCGTCGTCCATTACAAATGCCGATCCTCCTAATCTATTGGAAGGCACTTTAACTTTCGAACCGGTGCTACCAATTTCCATAGAAGGCGCACCATCTCTGTAATCTTTAGGGCCTGGAGAACTAATACCAAATACCATACTTGGCATTTCTCGCCTAGCACTACTTGTAGTTGTCCCTCTAGATTCGTCATTTAATAAACCTTGTACTTCTAATGTTTCTGTGAAGTCTTTATTGTAGGGCTTGTTAAACAGTGTAGGATCTACTTTTGCTCCAGTTTCAATTGCTTTGTTATATTCGCCTACTGGAAGTTTTCTTCCTTTTAAGTTTGGAGGCGTGATTCCTGTTGTATTTTGTGTAGACGCTTTACCATCTGGAACAGCAAAGTTCATATAATCTGCAGGGATACATCCGATCCAATAACCGAAGTTTGCGTTTCCTTCTGCGAACATAACAAGTACTTTGGTTCCTACATCTGGCGGTACCATCCACATACCGTATGCTTTTTGTGTATGCTCATATCCGTCATTTGCTGTAAGTGCTGCATTAGGAGTTACTCCATAAAACGGGCTTAAATATCTAACATTTAACAACTGTCCAGTGCGCTCTGGAGTACCAGCGGAACTAGTGTACTTTAGTAGTTCAACAGTTAGACCACCCATATATCGAGTGTCAAGGTTGTTAACTACAATAGCTTCGTATGGTCCTGAATCTTTAAATCCAGTGGTCATACCTGCTGCTGTTCTTGTATAATTTCCCGTTGCCATATTTATTGTAGTCCTATATTATTAAGGTTAAATCGTAACCACTTTTTTGCCTGTGTTGAAATCGTATCTGTCAAATCCTGCTTTAAGTGGCTCATATTTATATACGCTTGGCGATTGGTTATCAGTTGCCGATGTGTCCACTGTATCTGTTGTTACTGTATTAGGTTTAACAGTTTCTGGAAAGTCAGGACCTGCGCCGCCAAATGCGTCTAGCGCAGTTGAGGCAGTTTCTGCTGCTTTAGTGCGTAATGCAGATATTGCATCGTCTGGTCCAAGAACCTTTGTTACTGTGTTATCTACTCCAGGAGCATTCTCTGGTAAACACGGAGGAAGACCTTCCTCTCCAGGTAATATTGCTCCTGGAATTAATTCGCCTATGCCACCAAAAGCACTTAACTTGTCGTTAAGAAGTGACTTTGCTTTATCCTGAAGCTTTCCTTTAATTATATCTACACTAGGAATTTTTCCAACAACTACTTCGCTTATTGTCGAAGTGCCTGCATTCTTCGCAATATTAGTAACAGAAGTGTCAATTGTTACTCCTGCTGTACTAGAAGTAGAACTTTTTTCAGTTACAGGACGCTCGTTACTCAAACTGGTAAGTGGCTTAAACACAGGAACACCGTTAGCAAGGTATACTACTTGTTTTTCAGAAAATTTAGCTATTTTCAGTAATTCAGGTGTCGCTAACTGTATTTTTAAAGCATCTGGATCTAGGCGTTTCAACCACTGGTGTAATGGCCTAAAGTAACCGTTTAAAGTGCCGCCTGTTGTATATACTGTTTCTCCAACATACCACTGGTCATTAGTAGACCAAGTGACATTATTAAGTGTTACGTCGACTGGATCTACTACTATAAATATTCTAATGCTCCTACCGTCCCAAGACAATTGGGCATCGTCAAGAGTTTGATAAACTAAAGTATTATTTTCGTTTCGCCATCCATCTGCACTACTCCACGGAACTGCATCGCCTTGCTCTGTTTGTGCGCCAATAGTTTCTGGTGTTTCGTCTTCTTCAATCATTTATGTAGATCCTAATATCCCTTTAACTTTAGCTTTGCCTGCATTTGAAACTGCTGCTATTTGTGTACTAGCAACGTTTTTACTATTTACAGCAAGTGAAGCTGTTACTGCATTAGTATTGAGTTGGGCGGTTGCAAGACTAGCTTGGAGACCAGTAGGAGTGTAACCTCCTGATGCAGCAACTCCAATGCCGCCTATTGCATCACTAGCAAGTGATGCAATAGCAAGTCCTCCAACTCCAGGTATTTTACTAGCGATTGCGCCAAATGCTACATCGCCTATTGCTTTTGGAATAATTTTACTTAAATCTACAGCCTTCACTAAACCAAAGTCTACGCCAGCTACTTCAGATTTTATATTGCCAAATGTATCTTTTACAAGATTTTCTACTTGTTGCAATGCATTTATTTCTTTAGCAGTTACGTCTGCTGCTATGGTTGGGTTAATATTCCTAACATCATCTTGTGTAGGCGCAGGAATGCAATCTATTCCTGGTCTTATGGCGCCGACTGTTCCGTCACTCCTAACTTGAGTTTTGCCGTTCTTTACATCACCATTTACACTAACAAAGGCACTGTTGCCTGATGTTGCTGCATCATTTTGCTTTTTACGTCTTATTAGTTTTAAAGTTTGTCTGAACTGACCTTTACTAAATGAATTTGTAACTGCCCAAGCTTGGAATAACCCACTAAACTGTGGAACAATTTGTGGCATTTCCATTGTTGCTCCTTTAATTTGATAATCAAAAGGTGTTTTAAAGTTTACATCAAGAAATACTGGTCCTTTATGATATGGCATAGTACCTTCAGCGGTAATATTAGGATTAAATCCTGTTTTTGCTACGTAGTTTCCTATTTCTTGCGGGATGAAAAACGGGTCACCGTAAATTTCCATCTCAGCAGATATCATGTCTATTGGTAAGTTTGTAATTCTGTCATGAAACATTTCAGCAACTTGTCTGCGTATGTCCGAGCTATATGTTCCAGCAGGAAGAGCTACGGCAGTGTCTGTTTGGGTGCCTCCGCTAGCTTCTTCTTTGGTTGTTGCATCATTGTCAGTAGTTGGTCCTGCTCCAGGTTGCGCTGGTTTAGTGATTGTTCCAGAGTCTACATCAGCAACTGGACCAGCGCCTGCGCCATAGCTTGCTAATGCAGTAGACATAAATGCATTATTAAAGTTAATATCAAAGCTTAAAATGTCTTCGTTTTTTCCTGTATAAATGTAGTTGTATTCCTTAACAGCTTCCTTTGTTAGCCCAACAGTGTTTTTAGGAGTTTTATTATGTCCGATAGTAACGGCAGAGTCTACTTCGTAAGTCTCAACACTATACACATAAACTTTAGGCTTTTGTCCTTGTTGTAATTCAGAAAGTTCGCCATCATCAATGAATACATATGTGTTAATCTTAAACCATTTATTTAATCCGTTTTCAGATTCTTCTGTGGAGTTCTCAGCGGCATACTCTGTTTGGACTACTAGTTTTTCAATAATGCTAGTAATTTTCTCATTTTGAGAAAACATATACTCTCTTGCTTTATCTGCTGACTGAGCATCTGATGCGCTGCGATCAGATTTGCCTGTGTCTGGATTAATTATTTGTATCGGATCAGCTTCTTTTTTGTTTCCTGCTGCATTAGTATCTTCATTAAGTGAGCTAGTTCCAATTGCATTCATTAAAGAAATATCTTCAGCAAATGTTTTTAACACTTCATAAGTAGACGATGCAGGTTTAATTGTTATAATTTTTGTAGAATATTGAGCGCCGCGTAAGCCGTCATCAGGACCTGCATTTCCTGCTTTTTGTTGAGCAAGTTCTTCTGGTGATGTAGTAAATGCAGTGTCTGTAACTACTCCTTTATGTAATGCATCGAGTAGCATGCGTCTCTCTTTAGGAAAGGTTACAAGGAATCTGTCGCCTGGGGCCATTGCACCCGAAAATTCCATATCTTGTAAGTGTCCGTTTATTGCTGATGTTAAAGAATTATCATTTGTTTCAAGAACTTCATGTAAAAAAGTTCCTGATGTTTTAACTGGGGTTTTTATTTTATTAATTTTATCTGATAGTCCTGCTTCACTCATCGGTATTGCTTTTACTGCATAACTGCTGCCTTGGCCAGACACCTTAAAATCCATATTAATAAATTTAATTGGCATAAAGATAGGGCGATCTTCATAAGGATTAATAACTGACGTTCTAATTTCTGAAGTTTCGGGTTCCCATCCTATAAATTCAATCTTTAAACAGAACGGAGCGTCTAGATAATTTTTATATCCTGCTGTAGACGCTGAGCCGACGATAGCTTGTATAAAGTTGCCCATGCTATATGGCTCAAGTACATTAAACTCTATCGATGTGCCTAATGCAACTCTAGTATTTGGATTTGGAGCAACAACTGCATCGACGTTTAAATCATCAATATAATATTCTGCGTGTGTTTGTGATCCGTCCTGGTGATGATTTGCTGCAACGTTGCCAGCGTGTTCATCAAACACTTGATATCGTTTGCCTAGGTCGCCGCCGCTGCTTTGTATTATATAATTCTTAAATCCGCCGGCATCTCTGTATAAGTCTGGATTATTATATTCAGCAGTGTCAAGTATTCCTAACGTAATTTTATAGTTAAAGCTTTCGTATTTTCTTAACGGGTTTGGAATTTTGCTCGACGAAGTATCATTGCCGTTGTACACATCTACTGGGCCGTCATCGATATAATTAAATAACGTATTATTCTTTGTACTTTGGTATTGACTAGTTGTTAGAGAAAATTGTTCTCCGACAATACCTTGAAGTTCAGCTGCTCCTCGTTCGACTACTTTTAAAGCAGGTCCTTTTAAACCTAAAAGTTCAGGAGCGCCTCCTATTAATCCTTTTAGTTTATTTTCAGCTAGTCCTAGCAAGCCGCTGCCGCCTAGTAACGCGCCTATAGCTGCGCCTTTTTTACCGTCAAGCACGGCCCCTATAGCTGCGCCTTTTAATGCTGCACCGAATTTATTAGCACTTAATGATCCGCCAGGAGAGGGTATTTTAGTATTAATAGATGCACCGACTTTTGCACTAACTGTACTAATCGCTGTGTTAACCGAGCTGTTGACTGCACTTGTAACTGCTGCTTTTAATTTAATAGCTGGCATATTAGATTCCCAACGTAGTTCTGAGTGATGTTTCGTCAGGAATATATATCTTTGTTCCTGCTACAAAATCAAATACTGGATCTTTTAAAATATCTAAATTACGCTGGGCAAATACCCACCATAATTCTTTCCTACCGTATACAATGTGCGCAAGTAAATCAGGACGGTATGTATATTCAGGTGTTATTGTAAACAAAATATCTTTACCGCTTATAGGTACTGGGCGCGGTACCAATACATCTAAATATCCAGTAGAAGTTATCGGTGTAGCTGCATACGGACTTAAACCATTACTCATTATACAAATCCCTCATCGCCGCCAGTATGGTTACCGCTGGCGAATTTATTTAAACTAAAGCCTGCTTGCGAACGTCTTGCATATTGCGGCTGTAATGTTACTGTAATCGAACTTTGTGTAGGAACATAGTTAGTGTGTCCATCTATTGCACACTCAATATAATCAACATCAACTGGCAAGTCAGTTGTAAAGTTTGTTATTACTACAGGTATATCATTTAATACATGTTTACCATAGCCATTTAATCTGCATACAACTGGTGGAGCACCTAATGGCTTGCTATTACCGTAAAACATCTTTGTTGCACTTCTTAAAAAGTGCAAACATCCAATCCAATATCTTGCATCGTTTTCATTTTCTTGAAAAAACTCGCCTGTAAGTGTAATTGCATCTACTTGACTACTTTCATATGCATTATACACATAGTTTGTATGCGTTGGCTGCACAGCGGCATAGTTTGCACTGTGACTTAATAATACTGTAGGGTTAAACGGAAATATCATTCTATTTCCTGTTGCGTTTGGATTTGATCCGTTATCTAGCAAAGGCTTAATAACATTTCCAACGTGAAACAGGGAAGGAACACTTATACTAACTCTCCAGTCGCCGGTTTCTGTATTTGTAATGTTAGAAGAAATAAGTGCTCGCGAGACTGTTCTGCCGTCATTGCCAAAGCCAGCAGTTTCGTTAATAAAATTAGCTGCTAATTTTCCTAGCGGGCCAAGGCTTCCGAGTTTTTGTGTTACTGCATCCAATGCAGCACCTTGAACTTTGCTTTTTACATCGCTTACAATGCTGCTCATAAAATTCGAAGCTGAAGATTTTATTGAAAAGGCCATAATTTATTTTGTCTCCTATACTACTATTTAGTTGACAAAATTAAGTAAGTAGTTTATAATAAGTATAACAAATGGAGAATAATATGCGCCCTAAGAATTATTTAAATAACAAAGACATACTTAAAGAAATACATAAATCAAAAAACCAATTTAATAGCTTCCTTGCGCCTGAATACGGGCAGTATGACATTATTTTGGCAAGTGTAGACAAAATAAACCGTCTAACTGTTACAGAAGCAAAACGCAATAAGGCAAAAAAAATGTCTTCTGCCGAATATGACCGACGAAAGAAGCTTGGTGAAAAGGTTAAGCAAGCAGAGTGCGAAACACTATATACCGAAATTACAAAAGAAGAATTAATCTTCCGAGTAATGACGTTTGAACATATTCCTGAAGAGCCAGGTCGTAAAAAGAACCCAAAGACTGTTGCTGATACTAGAGTTAAGCTTCCTTTTCCACCGTTCCATCATTACAAATACAATGAAGAAGGCGAAATTATCCTAGTTGGCAAAAGTCATTGGGTAGGTGGCATGGATAACGGACATTTTAGTCATCAACATGGTAAAGCAACTAATACACTTGCACTAATGTGGTTAAAGCTTGTTGATCGGTATGCAACTCGTGGCAATGTTCGCGGTTATACGTATAATGACGAAATGAAAGGACAAGCAATACTACAATTAGCACAAATTGGTTTGCAATTTGACGAATCCAAGTCAGACAATCCTTTTGCATACTATACTGCGGCTGTTACTAATAGTTTTGTTCGTGTTATTAATATCGAAAAGCGTAATCAAAACATTCGAGATGATATTTTGGAAATGAATGACTTGTCGCCAAGTTATACTAGACAGAATCAAGGAGAATGGGAAGCAAGTGTTAAGAGAAACGAAGATGCTTCACCTACACAGTTTACAGAATACAAACCTAAATAAACGGTTGACAGGTGTTGCGTTTTACTATATACTAGTACATGTACATATGGAGAACTAAATTTGTTTAAAAAAGCTGCGGTATTTACAGACATTCATTTTGGTCTGAAAGGTAACAGTCGTATACATAACGAAGATTGCGAAGAATTTATTGATTGGTATATAGAACAAGCA